TATGCAAAAGCTAATAGTTTATTAATTAATCAGCAAGCACATACACAATTATATAGTGAGGATTTGTGGTAAAAGCTGACCCTTCTAAATCCACCAAGAAAGGTCAAACTTTGACCGTTTTACTTATCTTGAAATTTTTCTTTTCTTTCTTTGAATTTTTCTAATAGCATTTTTACCCTTAGGTTTTTGAATCTTTCTAATTCTGCTAATAGCATTCTTACTCTGATTCTTCTCTCTATCTTTTTCAACTTTTTCAAGTCCCTTACCCCAACGGTAATAATAGAACTTTCCTACCAACGGGATAGACTTAGTAAATTCAAGACCCTTCCCGTCACCCGCTGAAACCACATCCCTGAATATAGAATTTATAAACTGTGTAGGAGGAAGAATTTGTTCAAGCAGTGCCCCGGGACCTTCTCTTCTAATCTTACTCGTAGTATATCGTGATATAGCCAGCCCCGAAATTCTACCCACAACAGTGTCTGATATATTAATAGGTTTACCAAGAAACAAGTCTATTAAAGTATCCCCTGTAGCTTCCATTAAGGTTAAAAAGAATGCTATTTTAAACAGGTTTTTAATACCTTGTATTCTGGTACCAGGCTTGGCTATTTGCTGAAAAACCTTTCTTCTATATACATCAAACTTTTTCAAGTCAAAAGATTTAAGCATATAAGCTATTCTAGCATTTCCACCTTCTATAAACCCCTGCGGGAGTTCAGAAAGCGTAGCAGGTTGATATTCTGATAATTTTCTTAGTAGATAAAGTTTAACATCTCTTGATTTTACCCCACTTCTAAAATCTTCCATTAAAGCATCTGTTCGATTTTCAAATATAGGTATGAGTTTATTTATAAAAGCATCTCTAACCTTAATATCTTTACTCTTTGCCTTTCTAACTGCTATATCATACGCAGCATTTATTAACACCTCTTTCCCAATAGCATCTATTTTCGTCAGCCAAATAACTCTAAATACACTATCTACAGCTTTTGCAGACAAAGTTTTATCACTAAATTCCGCCCCAATTTTACTAATCCCAAGATCTTCTTTTGTAAATTCCGAGCCGTATTTTTGCGAAATAAAGTTACCGACCATTGCCTTACCAAAAGCTTTACTTGAAGCAAAAGTCCCGTTCTCTATCATAGACCAACCAATATCACCGACTTGCCGAAGTGCTGACGCCGGGGAGCCCATAACATCTATCACAGCTACGTTTTTAAAGGTGGTAACAATTCCACTAGTTCCAACGGGGTTAAATCTAGCATGAAGCATTGACCTTAGTTCAAGTTCCTGGCTCGGGGTAAGTCTCTTCTCTTTAGACACCCTTAAAATATACGCCCCGATAGTTTCGTTTAAATCCAGGCCCTCTATTTTATAGTCTCCAAAAAGTTTTTTAGCTTCTACTGCTAAAACTATATCATTGACATAGCGTAAAAGAGCACTGTTAGAATCCCCGTAAAACTCCATTATTTCAGGGCCAATTTTCTTTAACTTTCTAAGCTTTAGTTGTCCCGGTTTAGAAAGCGTAATTCTTTCATCAGCATAACCTCTAAACAACGAATTTACAAGTTTAATTTCTTCCTCATTAGTTAGCTTTCTACCAAGTTTTTTCTCTTTAGCTTCAATAAAAAATTCTATCGTAGACCTATTACCAGTCTCATACAAATAATCCATAAGACCTTCAAAATCTATAATCTGCCGAGGATGGTAATCTTTTAAATAATTAAACTTATATCCAACTGCTCTAGCTTCGTTACCAATAGCATCAAGCATACCCCGAACTTTTTTATACTCTTCTTCCATCCCGTACTTCTCTACCAAATCATCTATTTCTTTTTTGTTCCGCTCTTTCCTCGCAAGATCAAAAGTATCATAATCTTTCTTAGACATTTTAGTAGTTTTTTCTATAAACGGAAGCATTACATCTTTAGCTATTTTTTCTACCTTAACCCCGGTGTCTAACTCAAATTCGATTATTTTATTCTTTATACTTGGACTTATCTTTTCAAGCCTGGTAGTGAGTGCTCCAAGTTTTTCATCTAGTAATTTTTTAGTTCTTTTAATGTTTCTTTTTGTAGCTGCTTTTATTTCTCTAACCGGGATTGTAACAGCCCCCTTTTCATTTTTTAAGGGTCTTTTTAACCCTTTCCAAACTTCACCTATGTACTTCTTAACCTTAGTCCACAGATCCCCTAGAGCTCCTTTCATCTTTTTCTGCCAATCGAAGTACCGCTGTTTTTCACCTGTATAATAATGTTTTCCTAAAGTTTCCAGGTGTGGAATTGCTGCTTTTATATCTTTTCCCAGGTCCCGAATTGCTTTTACAGCTTCAACTGGATCAAACCCGGAGGTAAGTTTTACTCCACCTCTATCCCGTACTTGTCCATGTCTTTCAACATCTGTTGTAGATTTTTTCTCGTCGGAGAATTGTCCAACCCTTCGTTGTTCAGGGACATATTCAGAGAAGATCGGAGAGATCGTCCCTGCTTTTTGTATATCTTCGAGAGCTTTTGTAGCGTGTCTGATATCTGATTCGTATTTTTTAAAGAACTCATAAGCTTGTGCCTCCATTTTATGTTTTGAAAATCCTAAATCTCTTTCTATTCTATGAAACTCTTGAACAAAAGATAAATAATGTCCATTTGCATTTGTGTGAGCGTATTCATGTGTAAGTGTACTAATTAACCCAATAGCTGCACTTTCTAATTCTTTATCTTTTGCTTTAATTTGTGTCGGTGTTAATTCATTTATAGTTTTTGTACCGTAAGGTAATCCATCTACATCTTTTAAAAACGTATCTAAATAAGTAAACGGATTTACCACTACATAATCCTCTTTAAGTATACCACTTTTTGGTCTAAAACCGTGTACACCTGCGTAAGTTGTAATTGCTACATTTTGTTGGGGTACGTTAGTCTGTTTACCAATTGTATCGCTATGTAATTTAGTAATTTCACCAAGTTCACTAAACATCTTTGGATACTGCTTTAACACTTTTACAGCTTCTACAGTAGATCCTGTAATAGGAATAATAAATTTTGTATCACTTATTTTTGGTGCTGAATTAAAAAGTCTTTGTATATCTTTTTTAGTTGTATCAGCAATTTTTTCATTTAATTCAGATAAAGTTTTACGTATCGCACTTTTAACTTTTGACTCAACTTTAGCTGTTAATGTGGTTCTATTTACAACAAAAGGATAATTTGCTATATCAGAAGCTTCTGGCGTTTTAATAAAATTTATTTCAATTTCAAAATTAGGTTTTTTAGCAATAGAAAAGTTTAAACTACTACGTTTAGGTACGTCAGGTAAAAGAAGACCTTTATTAAATACTTTTACTCTTACGTCTTTCATTTCTTCACCAGACCAACCATACGGTTCGGTTTTAGGAAATTTAATCTCTACATCACTACCTTCAACAGAAAACTTTTCTACATCAAAAATACTATCTATATTTTCCCATTTAGGTGATTTAACATCAACTACTTTAACATCTATACCAGGGGTTAATCCAGTTTCTTTTAGTTCTTTATCTGACTTAAAATCTTTCATTACTTTTACTGTTTGCCCAGTTCTAAGTCCTTCACCAAAAGTTTCTAGTTCAGCAAGAACTCTATGTGGTTGAATACCATATTCACCTATTGAATTTTGCCCCTTTTTAAGTATAATTCTAGTTCCGGTTTTACTATTATCTGCTACTTCTTTTATTTCTTTATTAACATTATTCTTAAGCATATAATCTTCACTGGTACCCCAGATTTTGCTTTGTACTTTCTTTCCTGTTGTAGGATCAATACCTACAGTAACAATATCAAACGAATCAGGCCAACCCATAAACGCAAGTTTAGCTTGACCAAAACCGCCCATATCTTCAGCACCTTTAGTACCTTGCTCAAATAAAGTTACAAGATCAGATGTTGCAATTTGCGGTGACATACCTTTACCGTAGTCTGTCATAGCTAAAATACCATCATTTATATATACTTCTAATGGTTTTGTAGTATAGTCTCTCATAGCATCAAACGAATTTTGTAAAAGCTCTCCAACAATAGTTCTTGTAGGATTAACACCAAGAATATCTTTTAAAGCCTGTTTCTTTTGTAATGTTGGATTAATAGATGCTGCTATTTTACCAGTACCATATAAATCTTTACTACTTTTTATTATTTTCTCTACTTTCTTTTCTTTCTTTTTATTAAATTTTGCTAAAGCATCATCATTTAATTTTTTCCATTTGTCTCTACTTCTATTAACAGTATCTTTCCAAGCTGTTACGCGAGCTATTTCTTCTGTAGTCGCTCCAGCTTCTGTTAAACGATCAACCCAGGTGTTTAACATATAATAACTTCGACTAGTACCTATTTTGTATTTTTTTCCAAGAAACTTTAATTGCTGATACGGGGTTTGTGTTTTAGGATCAATTTCTACCACTGATTCAGGAACTTCAGGGACAAACTGTAGGACTTCTTCTATCTCTTTTGTTGTTACAGTTCTACTTGGCTTTTCAACTTTTAATCCCGGCTTTTTAATACTAATCTTATCCCCATTATAATAAACTTTACCGTATTTAATCTTAACAAACTGTATACTATCATAGCCTAAATCAATTAAAGCTTTTTTCATCCCAGCTGTATCATCTAAAGCTAATTTAAAATCAACTGCGTTTACTAACTCACTATGTGTCCCGTCAAAATGTAAAGTTAGAGGATTTGTAAAGCTTCCAATTTCTTCTACTGACGGCTTAAAAATCATACCAGAATTCTTGTTATAAATTCCTATTGGCTTATAATCCAATGGTGGCTCTGTTGGTACTCTTTTCGCTTCGTCAATTATATTCTCAGACTTTTGGTCAATTTTTGACCTTTCTCCCGACTTTTCAATTACAAAAGATTTTTCACCAAGTTTTTTAACCTCCCAATTTTCACCGGCTTTTTCAGCAGCTTTTATAGCAAAGCTTTCCATCTTCCAAGGAACTATTTTACCTTTCTTATAACCGGGTTTTCCGAGAGTTTGTAAAGAAAAAACTTTTTCTTTTTTAATTACCTGGTTTTTATTAAAAGTTATTACTTCTTTAACTACTCCATTTTCAACATAAACCGCACTATCATAACCCTCTTTTTTAAGTTCTTTAACTTGTTTACTACCCGTAGCAAAAGTAGATCTACCTTTCTCTAGTGGACCTGAATATACTTTTGGGTTCTTAATGTCAACAGAATATTCTCCAACTACCGGCTCTCCAAGATGTTTAGACGCATTAGCAAAACCAGTAGCTGATTTTTTATTTACTGAAAAGAAAATAGGGCTTCCTTCACCTCTAAACTCTTTTCCTTTAGCATAACCTCTGTATAATTTACTAGGAATTTTTACTTTCTTTTCAACCTTAATCTCTCTTCTCTGAAAAGTCCATCCACTGTCACCTTCAACCACATCATACTCCACCGGATCAGCACCAGACTTCCGAGCTGCAACTTTCATATCTCTAGTTGCTTGCCATTTATGTTTAAACCCTACAAGCTTACCAGCTTTATCCATACCCCTGCCCTGAACCTCAAACCCAGTGGACAACGGGGTGGTTTTAATCGTAGGTTTTAATCCCTTAATATCAGCATCTCCACCAAAAACCTTCGCCGCAGTTTCTCTGGCAAAGATACTTACAGGATCATCATTTTTATACTCTTTTTTAACTTTTTCAAGACTACCAAGCTTTTGAACTCTCTTTTCTATAAAAGTTTTTTGTTCAGGTTTAAGGTCTTTAGTTGGTACTACTTTTGCTCTTTTAACATCTGCTGCTTTCTCGGCTATATCAAAAGCTTCTCCTGAAAGATCAGATTTAACTTCTTTTACTTCAGTTTTTACTTCAGCCTTTACTTCTTTCTTCACTGGTTTTTTAAAATCAAGTTCCGGTAATTTTTTTACTTTCAAATCTACTTTTCTGTCAAACTTTTTACCAACTTGAACCTGCTCCCCTGGTTCCATACCAAGTCTTTCTTTAAGTGCAGCAATAACTGGTTTATCTTTTTGTATCTTAACCTTCTCACTAATAATAGCAGTAACCGGTCTTTCTTTCATAGCTATAGCTATTTCAGCTGCAATACCTTTATCAACCCCTTTTCGAATCAGCTCACTTTGCATCATTTCTGGAGGAATATCTCTTTCAATAGTTTCTACTATAATCTCATACATCTTCGTATGTTCTTTAATTTTTGCTTTAACATCTCTAGCACCTTTACCAACAAGACCAAACATAAAGACTTCAACACCAAACGTAGCAAATTCTTTAAGATTCGGATACTTTTCTCCATCTATAAATCTAGCTTTGTTTTTAGCAAAATCATGTAACTTTTCAAAAGGTACTGCAATTTTCTCAAGAGCTTTCTGACCAAGTTGCGTTTTAGCTGTTAAAGCTCCGCCAAGACTAGGAACATTATCATCAATAAATTTTTTATAGTCTTCTATAACTTCATCTGAAACTCTTTCACTTTCGGGGTATAAACCTAAATAATCCGCAAGCCTATAAGCTCCAATAGTACCGTATTTAGCTAACCCAACTGGTATAAACGTAGCGGCACCTGCAACCACATTAGCAACAACTTCTTTTACTCCTTGAAGCTTCTTTCTTACTGATTCTTCAGGTCCTGGAAGAGCTAAAAAATCATTATGTTCTTTTACTTTAGCGTTAAAATCTTCACTCTGTTTACCAATAACTTTAAGTCTTTTATTATACTCTTTCACACTGGTAGTAAAATCATTAGCTAGTTGTTTATACATACCAACTCTAGCGTTGTATCCTTCAAGTTGTTCTTTATTTTCAGGTTTTTCTTTTTCCAGTGCTAATCTCATACCCCTTAAATCATTATCTTTAAACTGAAGCTTTTCAGCAATATCAGTTATTTCTTCATTCTGCTGTGTTAAACTTTTATTTTCTATGTTAAGCTCTTCTCCAGTAGGTGGTACAATTAGCTGCTCTTCAGGAGTTCTTTGCTTAATCTTACCAAGTTCGTCTTCGAACTCACCAAACGGATCAGCTATACTTTTCATCAAAGGAGTAACTTCGTTTTGTTTAGCTACTTGACCCGGTGTTTCCACTGGTATAGCTATCTCACCTTCAATGTCAGGAATTTGATTAGACGCAGGAATATTTAACTTTTCAGTAGGTTCCCCAAATTTTAATTCTGGTACACCAAACTTAGAGAAAAGTCCCTTTTCTTCTTTTTCTTCTTTTTCTCCAAAATCCAACCCCGGAAGACTTCCAAACTTTTCACCACTAAAATCAAGTTCAGGTAAATTACCAAGTTTTAACGTAGGCATGATTTACTCCTTTTGAGATAATTTACTATACGCCGCTCTAATTTCTTCATCTGATTTACCTGGATAAGCTTCTCTATAAACTGCAAGATCTGCATCACTTAACTCAGTTTTTACTTTATCTGCTTTAGCTCCAACCTTTACTTTAGCGTAACCAGGAATTGTTTCTGTTCCAGGATCACCACCAAAAAATCTTTGTACTGCAGCAACCTTTCCATCTTTATCTACTTCCACGCCGTTTTCTTTCCACTCGTATCTAAATTTACTTCCACCTTTTTCAGCAAGTTTATTATGTTCTTCAGCAAGAGTTGAACCAGCATCTTTATCAGTTAAAATCGAGTAACCATTTTTATCTATCTTAGAAAACTTTTCACTAATATCTGAAAGTCTTTTTGTATCAGATCTTTTCCCAGCAGCTATTTGAGCCTCTGTCAAAGGTTTTTCTTCTGTAGGCTTAAACGAAGGGCCTCTACCAATTTCTTTCCAAGTACCGCCAACAAACTCTTCAGTAATTGTTTCAGTACCCTTTTTAATAGTCCTGGTCTTCGGGGCTTTCACTTCTTTTGGTAAAGCCGTTACAGTACCCTCCGGTAAGCCATACGCAACTGGATCAAAGGTATCACCAGTTTTTAAATTCAACTTAACCTCAGTAGCATTATACCCACCTCTTCCATTCGGCATATAAACTGTTGTTTGTTTTCCAGCTGTTCCACCTTCCGCTATAGTTTTAGCATCTAAAGATAGATTCAAAAGTACAGACTTTAAATTATTCATTGCTGTTTCGTCAAGCCGATAACCTGTCTCACTGGAAGAATCTGGCTTTCCAAATTGAGAAATATCGGGTATCATATAAGCATGATCTTTTAAAACCTCATTTTTTAAAACCATATCTTTAAATTTAAAAAGATCCCCGCCGTCAGTACGAAGTTTAGCTCGTATACCAAGTAAAGTTTTTTGAATACCCTCCGCATATTTTTGTTTATTATCAAGAGTTTTACCAACCGCATCAGCTTTAACTTTAGCTAATTCAGCCTCTTCCTTTAACTTAATAAAATTCTGTGTTTCTGGACTTAACTCATGCTCTAGCTTTTGTTTCTCCAACTCAAAAATAGTATTCCTCTGCCCAGCTTTAACTTTTCTATCAGCACTCGATTCATCATACTCACCAAGCTGTTTAAACTTCATAATAGTATTTAAAGCGTTAGACTTCGGTATATTTAATTGTGGTATTGGCATTTTATTTCTCCTTATCCTGACTTACTTAAATATTTCCAAGCCAAGTAATTATCCATTGCTGAACTCGAAGCACCTGAAATAACATTAGCCGTATTAATATCCCCGGCTGCTTGAGCTTCACCAGCATTTATAGTATACCCTGCAATGGCATTACCTGTAGCTCTTTCAGTTCCCGCAATCCCAGCACCTGTAGACACCGCAGCTCCAGCAGCTTGTCCCGCACTGGTTTGTCCAACACCAGCAACACTCTGCAACGGGGTTAAACTTTTATAATAATTGTTAAGAAAATTATCGTAACTCTGCGTAGCATAGTCTTGTCCAAATTGTGTAGCAGCTTTTGTTGTACTACCACTTAACACATTTCCCTGCCTAGATGCATCTCTGTCTATAGCCTTTTGACCTTCGCTAAGTCTAAACTGATACCCTGGGTCTTCAGTAAACTCCCCGGGTCCAGCACTAATTTTCTCCTGCAGCGTACCAAGTGCTTTTTCACCAGCTTCCCGCCACGGTTTAGTCAATTCATTACCAGTCTCAAACATATCCATTTGAGCTGCAATTGCTCTATCACTAGCAGCCGATTGAATTTCAGCAGCTCGTACACTCGCATCAGACTGAGCCCTCGCTGCACTTTTAGATGCCTTTGCTCCTACTATTCCAGAAACTACTGACATAACTAAATCTCCTTTATATAATGTGATTCAAGTAATTTATACCCATTCTTTTCATAAAAAGCTTTAAGGGTATCGGGATACGAGTCAACCATATGAATCATAGCAAGTTTTTCACAACCAAGTTTATGTGCTTCAGCTTCAAATTTATTAAATAATTTCTTACCGATTCCTCTATAAGTTGGGTCAACAAACCAGAAAGTTTCAATCGCAATTTTCTTCCCGTCATGTAAATCATTAGAAATAATAAAACCTATAGAACCTTGGATAATTTTATCTTCTGTCTCGGCGTAAAATACTCTACAAATTCCAGATTCAAGTAACTCTTGATACCTAGCATGAGCGTATTGTATATTAACCTTAACCATACCACTAGCTTCTTCAAAAGCTTTCATAAATTCAGTATGTCTCATGCTTTCTCTACCATCTTTTGCAGTCCATTCTTTTATCATACTACACCACCCTTAGTTTTCCAAGAACTGGGTACTGATACAGCCCTTGATCTATTATATATTCGAGAAAATTCTCATTTAAATACTCCACCTCATGATCAGTCAGTAAGCGAGTCTTCCCATTCTCTGTACCTATAAACGGCTGCACCAAAGTAGGAAAAACATTATAACCCTTTGGAATTTTATTAACCTCCATTGCTATATCCAAATAACTTTCATCCTCAAAGCCAAGAAGAATATTTCCATGGTAGTTAATTTTATATTTCTTCAGTAAATCCAAAGTTCTATAAATATCTTTTACAGTAATTCCCTTATACATTTTATCTAATCTTTTTTGATTAAAAGACTCAATTCCTACAATAAAATAGCTACAATTGCTGTCCTTTGCAGCCTTTGCCATTTCTTCATCAAAGATATCGCAACGTAAACTTGCTCCCCATTCCAGATCTTTACCTTTTAACCAGCTACAAATTTTCAAAAACCTTTTCTTCGACAAATTAAAAGTATTATCATTAAACACTATTGTATCTATTTTATACTTATCTTTATAGTACTGAATCTCTTCAAACACTTTATCCAGTTTCCGTACTCTAAACACACAGGTCTGTGAACAAAAAGTACAGTTATGCGGACAACCTCTAGAAGTCAAAATAGACATATATCTTTTACTATGCCTTTTATGGTACTCGTCAATGCCGAAGCCCTCGTAATCGGGCCAAGGGATATGGTCAATATTTGACGTTTCTTCGAACTCACCGACACATACCTGATCTACATATTTCCCTATAATCTCCGGGATAAACGTAGCAAGTGCTCCACCAATTATTGTATAAATTTCAAGATCTTTACATATCTTAGCATCCCTTACAATAGGTAGCATAAATTCTTCAAAACCAGTAAAAAGTACAGCATCTTGATCTTTAACTTCCTTGACAAAATCATAGTCATAGAGGTTATAATTTAATACTTTTACCTCATGCCCCTGAGCTTTTAACACCGCTGAAACATACATAAACCCCAACGGATAACAGCACATATCATCAAGTGGTACTCCATACTTATGGCAAACAAGACATAGTTTCAATTAAGCCACCTTTTTCTTTAGCTTTTTTATTTTAATATATTCAGGCTTAGGAATAACTTTTTTAATTGTTTTAACGCTTTTACCAATTTCATAGTTTCTTGGTAAACCAACTGTAACAGGAATAGTTGACCAATCTGCCTTTGCTTCTTCATCCACTTCATATTCTTCTATAATTACCTCAAGTAAATCTTTACCCACCGCAGCATCACATATCTTATACATAGCTTCAACTTCTTCTTTCGAGGGATTAATAACAATAATTTCATAAGTTGATTTATCATAACTTCTAAACGGATGAGGAACAATCACCGGGTCTCCACCATTTCCAAAGCAAGGATGATCCGGGGCCTGGTACATAGCTTTTATAGCTTTAGTAGATTTATCTCGAAGAATAAAAACCCAAAATACCTCACCAGATGATGTAACATAGCGCTGCTGAGCATAACCTATAAACGAAGCGTCTTCATTTCCAAGGAAGATATTAGTAATGTAAGAAGTAGACCCCGTAGTTCCATCTCCACCGGCTATTGAAGCAAGAACTTCTCTAGTTGTACTAGTACTATTAGTTTTCGTCTGAGGATAAAAACCGTATTCCCCTCCGGGAAGAGTTATATTCGCTTGCGTTCCTGTTACATTTACACTCCCCATACTGGTTTTAAGTTTCGCCTGCGCAACAGCAGCTGCTCCAAGCTTAGTCTCGGTAATAGCTCCAGCACCAACCATTCCTGCTACTATACCCAAGGCTACTACACCCTCAACAATATCATCTTCTTTTAATGCTCTAAAATTTTCTCTTATATCTGCCGAAACAAGACTTCCATCTGTTGCAGGTTTTCCGCCGTCATAAGCCATTTTATACTCCTATCATTGTTATGTTACAAGTACCACCTACATCAGTAGACGACATATTGTATAATTTTATAGTTGCTGAAGATGAAGATTGCGAAGTAATCAAAGGAACTAGCACAGTCGCTCCAACTGGTGTTACTGTTATTGCTGGCGTAGAATTAAACCCAGAATAATTAATAGTTGTTCCACCACTGGCTGCTATTGTCTGTCCAGTTACTTGTTTAAATAAATTAATTACATTACCTGAAATAATCATATTATGTAATATAATTCTATGTGCAGTATTACTAGTAGCTAACTCAACAAAAATAGCTACATACCTAAAAGTAAAAAGCGTTCCTGAAATTTTATAAATATCTCCTGAAACCTGCACGGGAGTTAATACTTCAGCTACATCATCATCAAAAGCAGCGTTTGTTCCCCAATTTATATTATCTGTTGAATAAATTGCAGAAAGAGTATAAGACGTAGACGCCGGGGTATCTTCTTCCAAAGTATATAAAAAAGATGCTTGAACTGTTTGTGAACTACCTAAATCAGCATGCAAATATATAGACCCAGTAGATTCAGTCGGTGTATCCCAGGTTCCTGTATCCCAAACTGCTCCAACTTCATCCCATAAGACTGTCGTTGCAATTCTAACAGAAGATTCATAATCCCTATGTGAATCCGCATCAATAGTAACGGGACTCGAAGTTTCATCTGACAAATCCGTATCGTCTATAGCATTACTATACTCATCTCCAGCACCAAGCACAGTTTTTACATAACTCATTGCCTGATTTAAATCACCATAAAGAGTAGATATAAACATATCCGCTGTAATTGTATTGGTATATATACTTCCACCATCTATTTTTGTAGTATCAGACGGATGAACCCAACCTGTTATAACAGAGGTATCTACACCTTCAATACTAGACCCAGATTCTATTAAAACTGTTCCTTTAATTCTAAGTCCATTAGTTGAATCGTATTTGAGGTACTCGGATTCTTCCCCAATAGCTATACCATAAAGATCTGTAGTATAACCAAGAAAACCATTAAGATTTCCAAGACGTAACTTTGTACTTATTGCGTACCACGGAGAGCCATAATGTGAAAGCACAGAGAGATACGGGGCATTAGTTTCAGAAGATGTCATATAAATCCCACCATCTCCATCATTACCATAATTAACTACAGCTGAACCCTTTGTCCATATAGGATTTGAATCTGCCCCATAGTTATTACCCTTATCTCTTGCAACTGAATACGTGGGAGCATTGCTTATATTATTAACTATAAGCCATTCATCATCACCAAGTACCCCCGGTTCCCCTGTTTTTATCCTAAGAACATCATTTATACCAAATGTCTCGTTTCCTTCTATGGTCAGTGTAGAATCATCATCCGCTGTCATATCCGTAGCCAGAACATCCCCACCCATTACAAGAACATTTCCACCAACTACACTAATAGTATCTTTTTGAAAAACACTTGTTCTAAATATACCTCGACAAGCTATATTACCCACCTCAAGTAAATCTGGAGAAAGAGTAAACCCCGATCCCAGGTATCCTGATACATAATTATCTGATTGTATTCTATCATTAGCTCCATCAATAACCAGTGAATTTACTCTAATCCTATCATTTGCTTGATCTAAAACAATATTAGCAGAATACAGTGTAGTAGCCGATAAGGTCCACCCACCTATTGTACCTGATGCAGCAGATAAAACCCCTGCAACTGTTACACTAAAAGGAGCATCTCCAATTGCATCAGCCCCGCACCATATGCCAACACCTGGTTGCATCTGAACTCTAGTTGCACCTGACCCAGCAAAGAACCCATCTGAAGTATTTATAATCTCATACAAATCTTCAATCTGAGCTATCTGTGTTTGTCCAACAAGCAAAGTAAAAAACTCATTCCAAACTTGAGTTATGTTACCTTCTTTATTAAACAATGTTGAAGCTAAAGGAGGTCTTAATAAATCTATTCCCATTTATATCACCTTTAATGTCCACATTCTTCTAGTTCAGCAAAACTACCAAGTAAAACAACCTTCACCGGAGTTTCAATAGTTGCCTCATAAACTCTATTTCTACTTTTACCAAGTCTTCTCCACCGCTGTCTTGTACTATATTTCTGATACTTACCAAGTGAAACTGCTTCACCATCACTCCAAGTATTTCCACCATCATCTGACCACTTTAAAGTAACTTGTGGGTCATACCCGTCAGCAGTTGACGCAACATCAAGCCCTACACCGGATTCAAAATCCAGCTCAACCTGATGATGTATTACATTGAATTTTTCTTTGTTTATAGTTTGTGTTCTTCTTATTCGTCTAATATTCAAAGCATTATCTGTATAAGTATTCATTGAAAGAGTATATATTTTTCCACTAGCACTATCGCCTACCAACTGAGCAGAATTAAAAACCACACCGGTAACTCCTCTAAATGCCCCTGCAACGGAACCCGTAAGACTTTGCCATTCATGCCAGTACAGCGACTCAACATCTAAAGCCCACGTTTTATCAGGAGTTGGAAAATGAATTACATAAAACTCTCGGCCTTCCAGTGTATAAGTAAATGCCAACGCATCACTGATAGTTGCATACGAAGAAATTTGATAGTTAATAGTCGGAGTAGATATAATTTCAAAACTATACCCCGTGCTCCGCATAATAGACTTTTTATTCGAGAGACAGTAAATTTTTTCATTTATTTCTACTATCGAATCTACAGCCCCGCAACCAATTGGTGTAATAGCTCCCGGTACTCGTGCAAAAGGAAATGTTGTATTACCAGAATTATAATAAACCTCTACAGACCTTTCACCAAGTAGCCATAAATTCTGTGACGTAGTACCTATCCCAACAAGATCATCTGATACTGCTTCCGCTGTAGTATATTCCAAAGCATCCCAGGTTGTACCTTCATAAAGACCTGATATATTAATTCTCCCTGTACTTCCAACAGTAACTATAAAATACCCATCAAAAAATGCACAGTCAGTAGCTGTTGGAAAATCTCCATCAGAAATATCCGTAAGTGTATCAGTTGTTACTATATGCCCAAAAGCTGTACCGTCTACAATTAAAAGTTGTGTACCATTATCAGCCATTCCAACATGCCCGGTACTTGTGGTAATAACACCAAGACTTGTCGGCGTTCCATTAGCTACTATTTGATATACAGTATTACCAACTACCGAATATAAATAGTTACCCATAACATGCATGCCTCTGACTATAGCCGTAGTTCCTGAGGTGCAAAACACAGTATTCCCCGGTGTCCCATACATAGCCACAACAGATTTAGCCTCTTCATTATCTACAACGGGGAATAAGTTAATACTCCGCTGTGCGTTAATATCTTTTGACCTACCTTCGTAGGCTCCACCGACAAAGGGAATCTCCATCTTTTACCTACCTATAAGAATCAGAATTTATACTATAACCACCAGAAGCACTTACTGGTAGAACAATTTTTACTGGTTCAACATAATTTGCTGAGTTAAGTGTTGTTAACCTATTATACGAATTCATTGCTGTTAATGCAAGTTCTCTAGATACGGTCTTACCAAACTCCGGGGCAAGCCGTACAGCAAGATTATATATAATAGGTTCTTCATACTGCGCTGGCATAGACAATGTACTAGATGTAGAGCTAAACGAACTAGTTTCTGTAAATGGTTTTAAACTAGTAATTGTAAGTGTTTCTGCTGCATCCGGCACAGGGTATAAATAAACATTTACTCTTGGAAAAGTGTACTGAGGATAAAGAGAGTGTGGTCTTCTTACAAGAGTTTTTAAACTAATCTGATTATATCTACCCTCTGAAATAATATCTACTGGATGAGACGTACCGGAGGAATCTACAATATACGCACTAAGTACCTGGTTAGGTCTTGCCGTAGATATAGTTCCTCCAGTACCCCATGTATACAAAGACGTGCTAGCAACCAAAGTAACATTCTCTCTTACTGAAGAAAAAACATTAATCTTTTCTGCTGCCCATGACCGCAACATAGATTGCAGCGCAGTCAAAGCATCGGATTGCTCGTCTGAAGTAAGCGATTCACCACTTGCAACAACACCTATTTTTCTTGCAGCTGATTTTAATATTGCGGAAACTTGCATAATTATTTATCCTTTTTTAGTCTTTCTAGTTTTTCTAGTCTTCGGTTTCTTATCTTCAAACGCACTAAAGAAATCTTCTTCCTTTTCCTCTACTTCTTCTGGAAGATCAGCTGGAGATTCAACCCAACCCTCTTTAAATTGTTCTTCTTGTTCTATTAAAGTTTGAAATACTTTACCAGCTCTAAAGTCTTCGTGATAAAGACGCTTAGGCCAACCATTTTCTTCAAAATCTTTGATACTTAACTTTTCTCTTTCGTGTCTGATTCCCGAGTTAAGTAAATTATTTTTACTAACCATTTTTAATTCTCCATAAATTTTTCACACAAAGAAAAGTGTTCATTTGTTAATTTTTCTTCTTTATCAAGCTCGGTTAGTTTACTTACTATAAGCTTTTCTATAACCTCTCCAAACTCAATATCTTTTTGCTCAACAGTATCCTCTGACCAAGTAAGTCGATCTTCCGCTTGTTTAAAGTCTAAAATCTTATTCTCCGCCTCAGAAAATGATAACTCCTCTTGCATTACACGAATAAGTTTCAAATTTGTAAAACTCCCCTCTTTCGGTAAAATCTGACTTAAAATAATTCTTTCTCTTACATCAAGTTTCATCTTTTTAATCTCCTGTTTCCTGGGGTTAATCACGGGAAGGCTGACCAGGAATCAACCTTTCGGAGTATACTTCCTATCCCGTGAGTATAAATTATTTAACTAGCCCATGTATAATCATCATAGACTGGAATATAATGAGCAACTCCACCAACATCAATTTGCAGAGCATGAGTTGTAGCAATCGCCGGGGTATTTGTAGCGGCAAACAGGCAATGAGTGCCCTGTGAACCCGCTGCAAAATCAGCAAAATTAGCTACAGCTGTAGCTTCTGATATATCAATCATAGAAGTTAATGTAGAACCAGAGGCTTTCACCCCATTAGTCATATCTCCATACAACCATAATCCTGCATGAATCACAGTAGTATTACTTGCATGAGCATGAGCAGAAATCAACGAAGCGTTATTACCTGGAGAAGTATGTAAACCTTTAACATTCACATAAAGTCCTGTAAATTCACCACTTGAAACTGTCGCAGTACCATCAGCACCATAACATTTAACCATTAAACCTGCTGTGGTTCCTGTATAATCTTCACTGGCTTGAAGAGTTTTCTTAATAATGTTACCATTAGAAGCTCCACCAGTCAGAACATCAGCAACATCAATCATACCATTAACATCGAATTTAGTAGAGCAAGCCATTGTAACTGTAGGCTCTGTAATAGTCAAAACTGCAGCAGCACCATTTGTAATCGTAGCGCCGTTCTGTAAAGAAATATCATTTGTAGCTGCACCGGATATATTCAAACCAGTTGTAGAAGTTCCAGCAATATGAATACCAGTAGTTGTTGCACCAGTTATATGTAAACCAGTAGCAGTTGCTGCAATCGTAATACCAGCTGTAGTCTGAGCAGCTACTGTAATACCCGTCACACAATCTGCAGAAACATTAAGACCAGTTGTAGTTGCAGCTGCAGAAATTTCAATACCATCTGCACAAATACCACTAATTTTAATACCATCTGTTGCTGTACCGGCTAACGACAGCATAGTTGTACCAGTAAACGCACTGGTAACCGCTATAGCAGTAGTACCATCAGCCGCTATATTAATACCTGTTGTAAAAGCACCAGTTATTGAAACCGGTGTAGTAATAGCTCCAGTTAATGAAAGTCCCGTAGTAGCAGCTCCCATTTCCAATGTTTTAGTTGCTTCATCCCACTCAAGTGGACTATATCTTAAATTTAAACCCATTTTCTTATCTCCTATTAAGCCCTGCTTTAATTATGGTAGATGTAGCTTGTGGCTTAGTCAGCTACACCTACCAATTTACTACTATTCTCCCCAGAGTCTTACAGCAAGTTCAGGGTATAAAGTCTTAATCCCGTACAATATGTCCATCCTTATAATCTCTTCGTCGGCATCTATATCATACTGTTTTACCACTCTAATGGAAACACCGGCATCTTTATCAGTTTGTCGTGAACCCCAAACATTAGCTGGCATTTCCAGCGGCAGGGTTACAAGGCAAAACGCGTTAGGATGAAATACAAGGTTCTGTGCATAAGCAGTAGATTCTGTACCAACAAAAGTCATTGCATCGCCATCTACTGGAAGAGCGTCTACATTATCATAAGCAAGATTACCACTACCAGCAAATGTAATAGTTGGTGAAATTGCTAGGGTTGCCATATTACCACCACTAGAGGTAGTATTCGCTGTACAAATCCATCTATGTAGGTTACCGGTACTTACACCAGACATATTATTAACCTGATTAACTGTTGCTACAGTAAAAATATCACCAGCTTTAACTGTACTAGAGCTCGCATTCCAACCATCAGTTGAAAATGTAGTTGCTCCAGTAGCCGGTGCAGTTGCATCAACTAACGGAGTTGCACTTGTAGTAAATGCCCCAGTAGTATGGGTTTTAATGTTCTGATCCATATACAGAGACAGATTAGCAACTGTACCAAGATAACCTTTAGTATGAAGATCAAGTGCTGGTTTCGCAGCAAATGTACCTTTCAAACCATCAGCTAAAGTCCAATGTGCTGCAGGATTCAACATTGCATAACGCATTTCCTGAGGAGCAGATTCATTATCCAGAATTGTCTGACAATCACCAAGAACCTTAAAAGTTGCAGGTGTTGTACCAGGAGTTCCAGCATAATTATAAACATCAACATACAGGCCACAAAGATCAGCATCTACCTGATTCGCAAGTGCCTGAGCAGCCGGGGTAATATACCTCGCACTGTACTGTTCAATATTCTGTGTAAGTTCTACAGAGCTAAATGCCCAGGAGACATGTGCCTGTGTACTTACAGTCAGAGTGGTTGAAGGCTCAGAAAGATTGGTATTAGTTCTTGACTGAGCTTTGGTTACTCTAAATTTATTAGGTTTACGTATAGTAATAGTTTCACCTACTTTTCTAAACTCATTCTTATACGAACGATAAACGTGCTGAGACATACCAAGATTATTAGTCAACTGCATTAAAGCTTCTTTTGCTATAATCGTTGGAGTCAATAATGTATTACTTGAAACCATGTTATTTTCTCCTATTTTTTACTTTCTCTCCAAGCTTTATATTCCTTCGGGGACATTTGATCAGGGTCTTTATCGACCACACCATCTGTCCTGACGGGAGATATTGGAGCTGGAGCCTTTGATTGTTTTTTGTTCGGCTTGGGCTTAGGCTTCGGTTCTACCTTCCCCAAACTTACTTCGATTTTACCAATTTCTCTAGCAGCTTTTACCAAACTGAGGTTACATATTTTTTCAGACTTTTCAGGATTACTCGCAAGATAATACAAAACATCTTCCGGGCTTTCCGTGTCTAAAAGTATACGCGTAACTTCTGAACTAATAATGAGAGTATCATCAAGTACAAGATCATCAAAGTCTGTGTACTTTTCTTTTCCTCTATCCATTGCATCATCAAGCCCATCGTACGATTCTTCTACATCTTTTTTTGTAGTTTTTTCTTCATCTTTCTTTTCTCCACCTTTTTGAATAGTTTTCAACTTCGCATCAACTTTCCATTCAGCCAAGGCTTCAATAAAATCATCTTCGTCTTCAAAATCTACTTTTAGCGGTTTACTTACATCCGGAATTTTCGCAGTTGCTTTTTGCAATTCTGCTTCTAACTTAGCAATCTTTTCTTCTTTAAGATCTCTTTCACGCTCTGCAGTACGCCACTTTTTAGTCAACTTACCAATTCGCTTTTGTACTGTTTTTGAATCACTTTCATTTACATCAAGTTCTTCGCTGGGTTTACCAGACTCTTCTTTTTTTTCTTTGACCGCTTTAACCCCTTCTTCGACCTTTTTTTCAGTCTTTTTTTCGTCATTCTTTTCCTCTTTTTTTACTTCACCTTCTGCAACTTTTCCATCGTCTGTAAGATTGTCTCCATCAGACGAAATAGGTTCAGTTGAATCAACAGAATCTAAGTTAGGATTATCAATTCCATTAACAACTCCTGGGTCTAACATTTCTGCATCTTTAATTTCATTTAACGTCTTTAACATTGCAAGTCTCCTTTGACTTGTTGCAAGCAGCTTAGCTACTTGTTGGGTTAATTGGTCAAAATTTGACCTTTCTTACTTCACTTTTCAATCTTAGTCTTTTCAATCTTAGCTGTTTCTTCTTTTTTCTCTTTCCTCCCTTCAATAAAATCAACAGCTTTCATTTTCGTCTCTTGTCGTATCTGTATAAGTTTTACTTCCGCTTGAGCAAGTTTAACCTTTTCTTCTTCAAGTGCAACTTTTTGTTCTTCAAGTGCTAAATTTCCCTCTTGAAGTTTAACCTGCCCAGCCTGTAATTTCAACTGACCTTCTTGGAGCTTAATCTTCCCATTTTCTATAGCAAGCTGATCTTCAGGTGAGAGCGGAGGAGGTGGTGTAGGTGGAGGAGGCGCCTCACCACTTTGTTTAGCATCTTTAGCTGCTTTAGCTTCTTTAACCTCGGGTGGAAGTAGAAACTCAAGCCGCTCTGAAACTTCCTCCGCTCCAGGCCAATCCATAGCTTTCGCAAACAAGTCACCAATAATTGGAGCAGCTTGTGGGTAGTACTGAATGAACTCTGACATAGACTGCCGGGCTTCTGTTCTTTGTGTAGTAAAACTTGGGCCAACAGTAACTACTACATCATATGTACCTACAGATGTGTCATTTAAAATTTGCTTAATTCCAGACTCTTCTACTTCTTGATTTACACCAACAAACTCTTGCTCCCCATTATCCAGACCAAGTCGTATGACTCTTTCTGTATCAAGCAACCCCGGAGCCATATCCACAAGTACTCTACCAAGTTGTTGAATAGACCGAGCTAAATTATCCACAAAAGAAAAAGTCCCCACATCACCTTCTTTTTTCCTTTCTATAATAGCCTTTCCAGATCTTTCATTACTTTGCATACCAAGGCTTGCTTTCTGCAACCCAACTGTATCACGCATTTCCTGGTCAGTGGTCTGAATCCTCTCAATCATTGCACTAGAAGCCTGCGGGGGTACTTCTCTCTTAGGCCACCCCGGTGCTTTCTCATCAAAGTTAACCAGCAGATAAGGATAATTCTTTCTCTGTGCTTCATTCCACTGTGACTCGTGTCCAGATATCTGTTTCGGAGTAACAAGATAAGGAACTTTTGGTTGCAATGTAGCTATTTCAGTGTCTGTAGAGCTCCAATAATTATACATACGCTGAGCATCTTTAGCTTTTCTAATCAAACCCCGTCTTTTAACCTTTCCACCTACGTTTAACTCTTTACCCCAAATAGGAATAATAGGAATATACTTCTTTCCTACCCATTTTTTCTTCTCAAGCACTTCATTACCTGAAACAAGATACCACATAATATCATAAGATTCTATATGTCTTTTCTGACTTACCACATCACCCTCTTCCAGCTTACTCACAACCCTATCATCATCAAGCAAATAAATAACCTGTTTCCGGGGTTCTTTTACAAAGTACTCTACCAGTCTAACAGTATCTTTTGTACACCAACCAGCAACATATTCGTTACTAACTGTATTAAACTCCATCGGTTCTTTATTATATTTTTCTTTATACTCATCTCTATCCATATCAGAAACAACAATACAATATTTAGCGTCTGAACAATCATACTCAAGATGTTTACCCCAATAAATAGCTAACGCATTATCCACCTTTTCAATATAAGCATCTTGGTCAAAAGAAGTATCATTTATATATTTAGTCACAACCCGCATAGCCCCGACACCACAAGTAACTGCGTGTTCAAAGCCATGATCTATTGCTATATCCGCTTTCGAAACATGCTGCACATGTTTAATCCAGCCACCAAGAATCCTAGCAACCTCGGGGTCACCTTTAGAATCTACTGGAATAACCTTAATAGACGGCCTATTCATTCGCTGATCACCAACAACCTGATCAATAAATGAGGACATTTTATCAATAGTTAAACAAGGTCTTCCATCAGCCGTACGCATAGCTTTTACTTCTTCAGGCCACTGAGCTCCATCTACACCAACAAAATTAAGATCATCAAGAGCAAGTCGATTATTCTCTTCATCTTCATCAACAGCTTTTGTAAACCTATCTTGGACCTCTTTAAGAATTTTTCTATCCGCTTGTGAGCTCATCATTTTACCTCTTTATGTGTACCAACTATAAGTGGTTTATGTAGTAAATCTTTAACAGCTTTTTCTAATGACTTCGCAGATATAAGCTTATCATACGCTTTTTTATCTACACCATTGTACTTCCATATAACGTCAGTGTTAAATTTCATAGATAAAACTTTTTTCTTTTCATTATACTTAACTATTTCCATTTTCCCTTAACTCCCCATCCAAGCAGATTCACTACTATGATAATCTCTATACTTTCCAAACTCCGAGTAATATTTTTCCTTATCTTTAGCAAACACTCTTGTGCTGTCGTTTGAAAAATACTCTGTAATACAAAGTGCATCAGCAATATTTGGACTATCAATTCCTCTAGTCTTTAAATCTTTTTTAGATTCTATAACATACCCGCCGTGAGCATTAAAACTATATCTAACTGTAGCAAGCTCATTTGCAAGCTGATGCCCAAGACTTTCTGGCTCTCCACTAACCTTAACATCAGGAAATGAATATTTTCCAAGTAAACAATTATCTCTAACTCTACACCAAAGCTCATCCCGAAGTTTATGAAACTTTGCAATATTACTTGAAGCCATAGTTACATTTACTTGATAAAGATTCTTCAACTTACGTTTCTCAAGCCAATCAGCAACCCCGGCTCCAACACCAATAGAATCAATCCCAATCCCGTCAGCTTTCAACTCTTGATAAGTCTGGTTAATAAACCCACCAAGATCTATTGTATTTAACTTTCTAAACGTCTCCCAAGGATCAATTCGTAAGCCTTTTCTCGGTAAAATAATAGAACAATCATCACCATATCTAGCTACATCCACACCAAGGTAAAGGGGCTCATCTTCAGCAACTTCAAACTGTTGCCCAATACATTGCTGTGCAGACCAAAGCGGTATAAGCGTATTTTCATCCTGAAGCGGGGGATTTCCCTCAACCCTAATCCTAAACACATTCGAATCAAGACCATATTTCATAGCAAAGTATTCAGGCATACTTGGATCAACGTTTGTGGAATTTCTTGAATCCCAATGAAACTTTCTCCACTGCTTTTTTATTTCAGCATGAAAATGTGTATCGTAGAAATAACCAAAGTTCTTAGTCATATTACCAATTAAAAGTACTTTATTATCAGGCTGAGTAATTGCACCCTCCAAAGGTATGTAAGTTGGATCAGGAATACCACTCGCCTCATCACAGACTATCAATAAGTGATCGCCATGTAAACCAGCTAAAGTTTCACCCTGCTCTTCTTTTGTAGCCCGAATAGAAGGAGAAATCAGCCGCATCCAATATTCTTTCGGAGCTTCTTTATGTTGAATAGAGTCTTTTCTAACTATAAATTCATCCGCTACAGTAGATTGACGTAACCACTTAGATATTTCAGAAAGAAATATATCTCTAAGCTGCCTATTTGTCGGTGCAGTTACAACCACTTTCGCATAAGGCCTGGTAACCAGAAACCACAGTACAATCCACGAAGCACTTGCATCTTTACCAACTCCATGACCACTTCGTACAGAAACTCTTTTCTCGTTTGAAATAGCTTGAAGAAGTTCAATTTGCTGAGTCGAAGGGGTAACTTTAATACACTCAACTGCAAATGTAAGAGCACTTTTCTTCCACTCAGTAAGCTTCGCTAAAACTGTTTTATTAAGATCATTATCCATTATTTTCTTCGTCCATAGAATTAATTGCAGCATTTTCACCAAAATACTTTAAAGCAGCCGCATTATAGGCTAGTGCCGCTTCTTTTCTTGTACCAAATCTTCCAAGAGAAATATTTTTATAATTCACACAAATAGAACTAAAAATTCTATTATCTCTTTTATCAACATATACACCACGAAATCTATCTTTACTTATTTGATTCTGAGCATTTATTGATCTACTACAATTTCTCATATTATATTCTTGATTATTAAGACCATCTCTATCTTTATGATCTACTTCTTCCTCATCAATAGGTTTCATAATAAATCTATGCATGTATAGTTTAGTCCACTTACCAGCATTTAATACATTAGTTACAGCATACCATCTTTGTCTATGCTGATCTGCAGCCCAGGTATACTGCATAAGTTTTTCATAATTTTTATCGTCCACTTTAGCTATCTTACCTTGCGTTAATTTTATCTCTTTCATAGTATTTCTCCTAATACTCTTCGTGGTTAATAAGGGGAAATCGACCGAAGATAGTCGAAATTCAGGAGCTACCCTATCCCCTATACAAAACAAATTTATTTCAGTATTCAGTTCCATTTATTTTCCACTAAACTTAGCCATTGCACCATCTACCATTTTACCCATATACGGGGCAGCAAAATAAAAACCAAGAATAAGCATAACCGCTCCATTCATCTTCTCCGCATACCCACCAATAATATTTGCAGACTCTATAAGTTTATCTGAATTTGCTACCCAAATAGCTACAACATTTAAAAACATACAAGCAATATACTGAAATAACCAAATAGATACAATACTTAAAGCAATAAGTCTTCTTGCTAAATTCTGTCCTTTAGTCGCATCCATCCAGTTAACAAGCATTGTTCTAGCTTCCGTAATAGCCTTTGCTTGATCTTCTGCTTTTTCTTCACTGGTATAAACAAGCTTGTCAAGTCCAGACGATACGTTGTTTATTAAAGAAGCTGCTGCTTTATCGGTACCAAAAACCTTTCCTAAAACTGTTCCTATTCCAAACATTACTTACACCCCCAATGTTCAAAACTAAAGTGGTTAGCGTCATCAAATCTTCCACCCCACCGGGCATCTGAGTGCAAAGTTTCCCAGTATTCCCCAAGTTCTAACCATGCTAAATGCCCACCGTTTGAGATATATTCATTATCTATAAATAAATTAAAGTCATGTGCAAGACGAATCTTATGTACACTCTTTGCTGCTGAGTAACTTCTTTTTTCTCCAAAATCTCCAAAAACTCTTTTATCCCTATATCCATCACCTTGTGTTAAACCATAACCTTTATCACAAGCGAATAAAATCAGCTTCCCTATACAAACCGTAAATACCTGTTGTTTTTCAGAGAGTTTCATTTAATTTTATTTTCCATTTCTAGCTTATCATTTAACCTAATTACATTAATATTAAGTTCTTGAAGATTCTCAAGTACTTTATCATTAGTAACTTTTTGTTCTTTCCACTGTTCATTATCAATTGATTGTTGAATATGAATTGCTTTTATCATTTCACTTAAAACCTTATTATCAACTTTTTCAGCTAATTTTTGTTCGATTTTAACCTGTTCAGCTTTAAAATCATCTTTCTG